TTCATTTTTATATACACCTTCAATATCTACATACTGACCATAAAATCCACTAGTAATATAAAAATTAGATTTATCTTCATCATTAGAAAGAACTGGGGAGATAATTTGACTATTTTTATCTTCCCCAGTCTCTTCTATTTTAAATCCAAACAGTTTAGACATTATTCAATATATAAAATCAAGTATAAAATATTTAGGTGGTTTCTGAAGTGCCCAACATACTTGTAGATTCTCCAGCTGCAAAGGTATCCCACCACTGGACTTGTAAAGTTACAGAAAATTCTTGAATGGTATCTGAACTATCGTATGATAATTCAATTGGTGTAATTTCTGTAGGAAAGCAACCGTAGAATTTATAAGTTTTTAAAACTGGCATTTGTGATGCAGTTCCTGGGAGTGATGCTCCAGATGCACCACCTTCATTTGTAAAACCTCTTCCTAATTGGTAAACCAACATTTCTCTTTGATATGCTGCAGGTGTGATTACACCAGCATTATCGTCATGTCTATTCATAAAATTCATCCACTTTTCAAAAGCATTACGAATTTTGAAATTGGTATCGTTGATAACTGTTATAGTCCAAGGGTCAAATGTTCTATCACCTGCAATTTTTAAAGTTCTTCCACGAAAAGGTACTGGAATTGAACTAATAGTAGATCCTGGAAGTTGAGCTGCCTTGATCATGAAACGGAAATCATCATCAGGGGTTACCCCAACTCCATCTGGGAAGTTTAATACACATTCAAAAAGGTTAGATCTAGTACCACCACCAACTAGTCTAGATTTGAAATCACTTATAGTTCTTTCAGTAAATTGAGGTAAATTTGTAGTTCCTTCTTTAGCCATTTGGTTCTCCTAAAGTAATTTAAACGGTTCCTACTACTTCGGAGAATGAAACTCCGGTTCTTGTAGCAACGAAAGTAAGACCAATAAAGTTAATGGATCTTGCAGGTTTTACGAAAATATCAGCTCTAAATTGATTAGAGTCAATAATGTCAGGAGTGTTATTTGTCTCATCGCAAACAACTAAGAATTCAGTAATTCCTCTCTTTGCTTTTACATCACGAAGATAAGGTTCAACGATATTAATGAAATTGGTTCTTGTAATCACATCATTGAACTCAAATAGTTGTGCTCTTGCTGCTCTTTCGATAGATTCTTCAATAGTTAAGAATAATCTACGAACATTAATTCTATCTAATGCTGAAGCATAAGATAGTGCAGTTTTATCACCAAAGAGTATAAATCCTGCACCTGGAGATGAAATAATAGGATTAATTCTCTTGGTATAAATTTGATCCCTTTGAGCTTGAGTTGGATTATATGCAAGTTTCACTACATTGTTTAATGATCCTCTATTGGATCCTGCTGGGGAGAACCAAGAATAATTATTTAATGTAGTTCTTGCCATTAATCCTGCAATATCAGAGTTGCATGGAATATATGTAAATTTGTTATTAAATCTATCATATGTGTACTTGTAACCACTATCAAAAACGGCATAGGATGAAGAAGTTAAAGGTTCAAAGAATTCAATAATATTAGAAGTTTGTGTTTCTGGATTAGTTACATCAACAACAGATTGTTTATGTGGAGAAACGACTGCAATACAATCTTTTCTATTTTGTGCAATAGAAATCAAAGCATTTGCTTTAGCTTGAGATTCATAAATTGTTGTTCCACTTGAAGGACCATTAATTAAGAAGTTAATTCCGTACTCTGCTGGGTTATTAAAAATTTGATATGAAGTAATCAAATCTGAAACCGATGCAGAATATCCACCTACACTACCAGGTCCACTGTAGTCAGTTCCACCCTGTAAATCATAAGTGACAGCTCCAACTACGTTAAACTTGGTGCTTTGTGCTGCGGAACCCCATGATCCACTGGTTCTTTGTAGTTGTGCATCAGTTCCGATTCCTGTAACAATAAGTCCAGAAGCAGTTCCAATTTCAGGTACACCTGCAAAAATGTAATTTGAACCATCTTTTATAAGATCTTTATAATAAATTGGTTGAGATGGTGAAACTCTAGCATCAATTGCTTTTGAAATATTTGTAAATTTTTCTACTATGTTTCCACTAACACCTGTTACAGATCCTTTATCATCCACAACAACTATATGGAGTTCATCATTCGTAGAACTTCTTTCTGAACAATATTGAGAGGTTCCAGGTTTTGGTGCAATATTTTTCCAATATATTGTTGAATTTGTAAGTCCTAAAGTCTGATTATCATACCAATCAGATAAAGATAATGCATCAGAATTATATTGTACTGCACTAATCTGTGAGGGATTTGTAATAAAAAATGGAAGAGCTCTCTGAACATCAAATGAATATGCATTCAAATTAGTATTTGCTCCTGGATTTTTATATTCTATAGGATATGAAACACCATCTTCATCAACTCTATCAGTTATTTTTACTGATATTTCTTTATTTCCAATTTGAGTAATAATTCCTCTTAAATATCCATTATAAGTTACAACTTGGGAACCTTCAACTCCACTCTTTGATAGTGTTTGAGTTACTGCCGCACCAACTTGTAATTGATTTGGTTGTTGAATTTCAATAGTTGAACCAAACTGAACTGATTCTGTTACAATACCTGTGTTGTCTGAACTTGGTGAAAATGTAATTGTACCACCATCATCCGCAGAAATATCTGTAATTAGAGTATTAAAGGATATAGCGCCAGAAGCAGTCTCATTAATTTTAGTTTGTAGTGTAATTCCAGTAGTATCAATACCTACAAGTTTATCTGTGCCGATACCAATGGTTATATTTGTTCTAGTAAAATCTGTAGAAAATCCTAAAGTACTAACAAAAGTTGTATTAATTCCACTTATTGTTTGGTCTGCAGCACTATCAATCATGCATACTTTCAGATCATTTGACCAAGATCCTGGATTTCTTGAAGAATAATACCAATTAACATCATTGTAGTGATTATTTAAATAATCTTCATCTGAAGTAATTTTTAAATCATCTAAAAATCCATTTGGAGATGCATTAGCATTAATAAGTGAATTTGGAAATAAAATTTCATTTACATCTGTTCTAACTACTCTTAAAGTTCCACCATATGAGAGATAATTGGAAGCACTCAACCAATATTCATACTGACCATCTGCTAATTGAGGTTTACCAAAAACGTTTAGAAGTTGTTGCTCATTCTCAATTAATGCTGGTTCATTAACTGGACCTTTTTGGAATGGTCCTGCAATTGCTCCTACAAATTCTCTGGATGCATCAATCCTTCCAACAGTTAAGTCAACCTCCCTTACGTTGACTCCAGGTGATACTAAATTTACCGCCATCTGATTACCTCGTGAAG